CGTTGTTATGGCGTCGGGGGGCGTGATATAAAAACCCCTAACTACCCTAACCTACAGAGGTGACAATTCGACCTCGATATATAATACAAAAAAAAATTTTCCGCGCACAAAAAAAATTCCCGGAGGTAAAAAACCAATGGAAAAGGTTTATCACATATATGCAAAGAATGAATGTTTATACAACAATTTAACTGAGCAACAATTTAATAATACATGGGAAACCCTCAAGGGAATGGTTGGTCTAATGAAGACTGATTATGAACTTGAGGATTTATCATATGAAGAAGTAACACGGTATCATGGAGGGTCCGGTGCGGATTCCCCCACTGAGCCACCCGGTTGTGATTCATATTGACAACATACATATACACTGTTATAATTGATCTGAAGGTTATTCAAAAACATGGCAAAAGGATTTACTGTTAAGGCAAATGCGCCCAAGAAGAAAGCAGAAGAATGGGACATTGCAGCAATCAAAGAAAGGATGAGAGGTAAGACTATTGTGTTTTGCCTTCCAGGACGTGGATGTTCATTTACGTTTCTAAAGAACTTTGTACAACTGTGCTTTGATATGGTACAGAATGGAATGAGTATTCAGATCAGTCAAGATTACTCTTCTATGGTTAACTTCGCACGTTGTAAGTGTTTGGGTGCGAATGTACTTCGTGGACCTAAGCAGATTCCATGGGATGGCAAACTAGAATATGATTATCAGTTGTGGATTGATAGTGATATTGTATTTGACACTAACAAGTTCTGGCAGTTGTGTGACCTGGCTGTTCCTGCAGAAGGTGATGAGCGTGGCATTACTGCAGGTTGGTATGCTACTGAAGATGGTGTCACAACATCTGTCGCACACTGGTTGGAAGAGGATGATTTCCGTAAGAATGGTGGAGTGATGAATCACGAAACTGTCGAATCCATTCAGAAGCGTCGTAAACCATTCACTGTTGATTATACAGGATTTGGTTGGGTATTGATTAAGAAGGGTGTCTTTGAAGAAATGGAATACCCCTGGTTTGCTCCTAAGATGCAAGTCTTTGAGAGTGGAAATGTTCAGGACATGTGTGGTGAGGATGTCTCATTCTGTCTTGATGCAAAGGAAATGGGATATGATATCTGGTGCGATCCTCGTATCAGGGTCGGTCACGAAAAAACTCGCGTAATCTGAGGTACTGAATTATGATGATGAAAGGCGGCACTTACGTTAAAGGTAAGCCCAAGAAAACTCGGCAAGGAAACTCGCAATATACTTTGTTATCCGCGACTTCTCGTAACAAAGCAAAGAAGAAGTATCGTGGTCAAGGAAGAGGATAAGATTCCATTATGGGTATATACCATGGGGTTATCCCTCATGGTATTCACAATACTTTGTTTTCTAATCATGTTAGTAGGAATGCTCTAATGTATGATCTAACACTTTACACCTATCTTGCACCCAGTAAAGTCTGTGGTGGGGTAGGTGTTTTTTCTTTATGTGATATTCCAAAAGGTACGATGATATGGAAAGGGAGACAGCCTGCACAAAAGATTGCTTGGAATAATATACCGACACATATGCAACAACATATTGCATCAATGACATGGTGTGATATGGATGGGTTTTGGATTGATTGTGACCTTGATAGAATCTATCAAGCATACTATGTTAATCACTCTGATGATCCTAATGTAGGTATTAATGAAGACGAATTTTATATTGCAATTAAGGATATTAAAAAAGATGAAGAATTGTTGTATAGATACTCTAAGATAGAACAAACTTGGACATGAGTGCATTAATTTGTAACCTCCCCTCGGTTGAGGTATGGGTACGTAAAGAGTATCTAACAGATCATCAGTCTGGACATGGCGAATTTGTAAAGGGCGTTTGGGTATCGTGTAAATCGATTCCTGGACGTGCTTTTTACTTTGAGACCTATTTGCCAGAGTATGCGGCAATGTACGATAAATTGCCCATCAGCGCCTTTGTAAGCGCCCCTGAGACGCCTTCACCTGACATGAACCTACCTAACCTCCAATTCTGGAATTGTATGGATTATGGGGTCATGTCGATTCATAAGCAATTCATTGGTTCAATGGATTTTGAGTGCTATACAAGAGATCATGGTATCGTCAAAGGTGAGTATATTTGTACGATAGATAATTATCATCAGGATTGTGATGTAATTGACTATGCAACTAGTGAAAATCCAGCTGAACACAAGTCTCATAACTTGATTGAACTTGAAAATGGTCAGTATGCACTGTATCCTAACAACAGAATGCGTATTTTTGACAACAGTTTGACTCCTGTTGACCCCAAAATGCCTGATTTTAAGGTATCAACTCAATATTACAGTGTTGAAAATGGTTTTGAGCGACTCGGAATGGGTCGTGAGGACGAATATTTCTGGAAAACAGCAAAAGAACGCGAAAATCTAGCAAAAGAAGAGGAAAATGACTCCGAACAATGATTTTTTAGACAATTTAGCTAACGATCAGCACCAAAAAATGCTTCGTGAGATTGCTAACGACAAAATTACTCCCAAAAAGACCGATAAAATTAAAGAAAGTGAATTATTTGACCCAGAGAGTGATCCAGAACCACTTTTTGGTTGATAAATAATACATAATCGCAGGATTCTTGTGCCTTTAGAGAGGGTAAGTCAGGGTTTTAAGGATATTAGTATGACTTTTCAGAGAAATCCTCTGACAAGTGATCTTATTGTCCTTAAAAATGAAAATGCAATTGCCCGATCTATAAGAAATATTGTATTTACGATACCTGGTGAGAAATTTTTTGATGAAACATTTGGATCTAATATCAATAGGTCACTTTTTGATAATATTGACGAAATATCGGCAATAGTCATCAAAGATCAAATTACAGAATCAATTCAAAGATTTGAACCGAGAGTTAGATTGGACAAAGTGAGGATTCTTCCAGACTTTGATAACAATAGTTTCGATGCAATAATCACTTATGAGATTATTGGTGCTGATATACCCCCACAAGAATTACAATTCGTCTTGCAGCAAACTAGGTAAACAATGCCACTAGCTAATTTTACAAACCTAGACTTTAGTCAGGTAAAAACTACACTTAGAGAATATCTAAAAGAAAACTCTAATTTTACTGATTATGATTTTGAAGGATCAAATCTTTCAACAATTCTTGATGTTTTGGCATACAACACCTATATTACTTCATATAACGCGAACATGGTCGCAAATGAAGTATTCATTGATAGTGCAACACTAAGAGAAAATGTTGTATCTTTGGCAAGAAACATTGGATATCTTCCTAGATCTAGAAAAGCAGCTGCTGCAACTATTAGTTTTTTCATTGATACGAGTAATATTACACCAGTTCCAAGCACAATCACTTTAAAGAAAGGTATTGTAGCTACAAGTCAGGGTTCTTTTGGAAGACAATCATATACTTTCTGTATATTAGAGGATATAACAGTTCCCGTTGTTGATAATATTGCATCATTTGATGATATATTTGTTTATGAGGGAACTCTTTTAACATCAAACTTCACTTACAGTGCAAGAACACCAAATCAAAAATTTGTTTTACAAAATCCAGGAATTGATACTGATTTAATTACAGTTACAGTAAAACCAAATGAACAATCATCTAGAAATGTAAAATATAGTCGTCAGGATAGTCTTTTTGATATTGAATCAAATTCTAAAGTTTATTATCTTCAAGAAGTTGAAGATGAGAGATATCAAGTATTTTTTGGAGATGGAGTTTTTGGTAATAAACTTGAAGATAATAATTTTATCACAGTAGACTACATTACTTCAAACGGTGATGCTGCAAATGGAGTAGGTCAATTTACATTTGCGGGTAGATTAGTATATACAAGAAATTCTCAAGAATACACAGTAACCGCTGGTATTTCACTCCTCGCAACCGAAATACCAGCATCTGGTGGAGAAACTATTGAGGGTGTAGAGTCAATTAAGAAATTTGCACCAAGAATTTATGCATCTCAGAATAGAGCTTTAACTGCAAATGATTACGAAACAATTATTCCCGCAAAAATTTATCCTGAAACTGAATCAATCTCCGTTTTTGGTGGTGAAGAGTTAGTCCCTCCACAATATGGAAAGGTTTTTATTAGTATCAAACCTAGATTTGGTGATTTCATTCCAAATTTGATCAAGCAGAATATAAAAAACAAGTTAAAAAAATATGCAGTTGCAGGAATTGTTCCTGAAATTTTAGATCTTAAGTATTTGTATCTTGAGGTCAATACGAAGATTTATTATAATTCAAACCTAGCACCATCAGCATCTTTTGTTTCGGCGGTTGTTCAGAACAATACAACGAAATATTCAGAGTCTAGTGAACTGAACAAATATGGAGCAAGATTTAAATATAGCAAATTTTTAAAAATGGTAGATGATAGTCATGAGTCAGTGACTTCAAACATTACCACTGTGGCCATGAGAAGAGACTTGAGAGTAGTTTTAGACGCCTTTGCAGAATATTCGATTGGATTTGGAAATTCTTTCCATATTAAAAGCATGAGTGGATACAATATTAAAACATCTGCGTTTAGAGTTGTTGGAATTGATCAAAACGTTTACCTATCTGATATTCCTGATACAAATAGAACTACAGGAAGTCTTTTCTTCTTTACATTGCCAAATATTGGATCCCAATCACCAACTATTGTAAGAAGAAATGTTGGCGTTATAAACTACGTTAATGGAATAATTACCCTAAACCCCGTCAATGTTTTGGGTGGAAAATTAAAAGATAATCAACCAACTATTGAAATTGAAGTAACTCCAACGTCTAATGATGTTGTCGGATTACAGGATCTTTATTTGCAACTAGATATAAGTAACAGTAACTTTGAAACTGTTGTTGATGACATAGCATCTGGTTTAGATCCCTCTGCTTCCAGTTACATTGTGTCCTCTAGTTATCCAAATGG